TCCCAACTCCGGATCAACGGGCTCCGGATATCTCGATAACGTCGTGAGTATCGGCAAGTTGTTTACGAGCGGCGCCGGCGGCATGAGCGGAGGAGCAGGAGTCTAAACATGGGAACAATGAAACTTCCTTCTGTTGATAATCCCTACGGCGTCCCGGTTGCGATCTCTCAGCCGGGCGGAATGCAATCTGAAATCATCACTGCGCCGGAGAGCCCGATGTCGGTTCGGCACGCAGGCGAGGCAATGAATAAACTCTCCGGAGATCTCAGGGACGCATACGACAAGTGGCAGCTGGAGATTGATAAGACTCGGTTGGACGATCTTTCGACCCAGCTGGAACATGCCCGCATAGACCTCAGAGTTAATCCGGAGAACGGATACGAAAGACTTAAAGGCGTGAATGCACTTGAGCGTCCTGACGGCAGAAGCCTAAATGATGAAGTCAGTGATGCCTTCAAACAGCGTTATGAGAAGCTGAGGGAGCAGGCTGGAAATGCCCGAGTCCGCAGCGCCTTTGATCGTCTTTATCAGGCCTCAAGCCTGAAGCTCAATGATCAGGTCAACACCTATGTCACGAGCCAACAGCTCGAATACAAAGACGCAGTTCTTAAAAATCAGCTTAGCCTAGCCCTTAACCAGGCAGCAGACGCCGATCCGGAAACAGCAAAGTCAGGACTTGTTGCGGCTCGTTCTATTGCTCAGCAGATCGGAGACTTTCACGGCACGCCTGTCGACATGATCAAAGTTCTGGGGCCGATCCACGAGCTCCGAGTGAGCAATATGATCGATGCGGGCCAGCTCTCTCAGGCCAAGGCTTACATTGCTCAGCACAAACCCGAGATGGGCCCGAAAGCAGGGCTCAGATTAAAGTCGGCAATGCAGATCGCTTCAGATCGAGCGACTATCAACCGCTACACGGATGAAATTCTCAAGAAGGACAATGGCAAAGCCAGAGAGCTTTTAGACAACATCAATGCTGTTCCGGAAAAGTATCGCGCCGCTGTCAAAAACAAGGTGTACGGAGCCAAGAGAGAGCAGGAAGCGCTTGAGAAGGCGACAAACTACGACAATCTCAATCAGGCTTTTCAGTTCGTAGATAACGGTGAGGAAGTTCCCGCCTCCCTCATGTCGACAATCAAGACGAATGACCGCGTCGGATACGAGAAGATTCAGCGGGCAATCGAGCATCAAAAGTTCCCTTGCACTGAGGATGATCCTGCTGTTTTGGGGAACCTTGAAGAGTTGGCAGAAAGAGATCCGGAAGAGTTTGCTCAGACTAACTTTGATCATTATCGCGGTTACCTCACAAAGCAGACGATCAAGACATTGAAATACAACGTCGAGAAACTCGATGATCAGCAGTACAAGGCTTTCATGGCCAAGGTAAAACAGCGCTGCAATGACGAAAAATTCAACGCCAAAAAGACGAAGAATGCGGTTCTTTCAGCTCAATCTCTCTACGCGGCTCGGACCCAGCAGGCCGATAAAAACGTTTTGAGTAATGAAACGTTAAACGCAATGGTCAACACGGTATTTGAAGGACAAAAGCCCAGGTTCTTGTATGGCTACAACGATGTGTCCGGCGCCGACTTCAGACAAGAGAAGAAGATTGATTGGGAAGCTGTGCCGCAGGCAGGCTTTAGAACTAAGGCCACAGAAGCTGACAGACTAAGCGCTGTCAACAATATCCGCAGTCGGTACTTCAACCTTCCGCCGCTTCAGAACCTCACGAAGCAGCAGTCTCAGCTGATCGATGCCCGGATGGGCGGTATGCCGATCAACCGCGAGCTCTGGGAAAGAGCTTACGCAGAAGCCAAGAGACAGGCTAAGAACAATCCCCGCAATCCCGCCGTTACTCGTGCGGCAGTGGAACTCATTGCCCTGCACATGGCGTTTGGAGAAAAATAAATGCCGAATCCTTTCATTACAGACGAACAAGCAATTGAAACTCCGGACGGATCTATGGAAGTTCCGGGAGAGCCGACAACTCAGTCCGTGGTTGCTAAGGAACCTACCGAAGGGCCGACCGTTGAGCCGGTCAATCCGGTTCCCCTTCCTCCTGCTCAGCCGTTCGATCCCTATGCGGTACTAGAGCGGAATGCTTACTCTGCCTCTCAGTTTGTTCTCGGAAAGGATTCCGGGCGCACAGCAGAAGTCTTGGATATTTCCCGCCAGCTCGGGATCTCTCCGGCAGAAGTGGATGCTGACTTTGAGGGTTCAAAACAGCGCCTGGAGAAACTTCGCACGGCCAACACCTTGAAGCAGTCTCCCGGGCTTTCTGACTACATTACGAATAATCCGGACAAAGCTCCTGTTCTGAAAAACGACCTTAAGCCGCTGACTAAAACGGACATCCTTCTTAACGAACTCGCGGAAAAGATGGCCGCAAGCAATCCTGCCGAGCCTCCGAAATCTTTGACCTATGCAGATGAAGAAACTGAGTGGAAGCGGGAGGATGAAGACTATGAGCCCGAGGTCAAAACTCTTGACGGCTGGAGAGCCGGATATTTGTCCGGAGAACTGCAGAACGAGCAGGGCCGGATGTATGAGGATCTGCGTTTAGGCAAGATTACGAAAGACGCCGCTTTTGAAAAGCGTTCAAAAGAAATCGATGACACGCTGGCCGCACTGGACGAAAAGTTCAAGGATTCCTGGCTGTCCTATCCGACCATGAAGACGATCGGGCAAATGCTTACAGTCAGCGGAGACACTGCTGCTAAGGGTGCTGCTCTCGGTATGGGAGCAGGCGCCTTGGGTTTGGGTGCTCTTGCATTAGCGGGCGCTCCTGTTGCCGTTCCTGCTTCCCTTGGAGCACTGGGCCTCATGACAATGAGCGGCGCTGTCATGGAAACCTCAAAGGAAGTTGAAGGCGGTCTTGCTTACAAGGATATGCGAGAGGCAGGTATTGATGATGACGTTGCCAGACGATTGTCCGGAACGGTCGGCTTTGTTAATGGCTCCTTGGAAGCCATCGGTGATGCTGTGCTCACGAAGTTCGGAGGGAAGCTCCTTGGCATAACCGGCTTTAAGCAGATGTTCGGACAGAAGGTCAAAGAAAAGACAATCGAAGCGCTCAAAAAGCCGACATTCAGAGCCGCGGCGGTTGATGTGGCCAAGGCTTTCACAACAGGCCTTGCAACCGAAGTAGGTGTTGAATAGCTTCAGGAAATTTCAAACATTGTTGCTGAAGAGGCCGCCAAGAAACTCACAAAAGATGTGCAGTTTGATTCCATTACTCCGGATGAAGTGATGGATAGATTGGCCGACATCGGAATTGAGACGATTAAAGGTGTCTGGGCACTGGGTCTTGCAGGGGGCGCAGTAGGTATGACACGCCACATCTCTAAGATCAAAACCGCCCAAAGGAATCAGGAATTCTTTGAGAACCTTAACCAGATCGCTCCGGAAATAACTGCTCGAGAAACCGCACCCGGAGTTGTCTCCGAGGCGGTTCAGAATCAGGCAGAGAGCGCAGGCAAACCCACGATTTACGTGGATGGAGAAATGTTTGCTCAGACAATGCAGGAGAAAAATGTCCCGCTGGAAGAGCTGAAGAAGATCAATCCTGAGCTGGTGAATGCAGTTCAAAAAGCCGTGGCTCAAGGCGGCGACGTGGAAATCTCTACCGGAGACTACGCCGCCCATATTGCCGGAACTCCTTTCGGAGAAGCTTTGACTCAGCACCTTAGATTCAATCCGGACGAACTCAGTGCCTACGAAGCGAAAAAGGCACGCAAACTTGTCTCTGACTGGGTTGGCCAGAACGATTGGGATCTTTCAACTGAAGAGGGCAGGGAAGCGGCGACAAAGGAAATCAACCAGGCCGTAAATCAGGTACAGAAGTCTAAGTATGCTCAGGCCTTCGATGACCTGACTAAGAGCATGACTCAAAACCTTATGGCCAGCGGAATCAGTGGCTATCGAGAGGAGAGAATTGCAAAGCAGTATGCTCGGCTGCAGGCGGCCAGTATTGTGCGTTTGGCCAAAGATGCCAATATCGCTCCGGAACGCATTGCGGAATTTGCGCCGAGGATTGAATCCTCTAATGTGACAAGGGATGCTTTCTTTCAAGAGCCGTTGGATGCAGCAGAGAAGTTGCGTGCTGACGCGCAACAATGGAAGGAAACAGTTGACAAGTTGACCGCGAAACCTCGTCAACAGCTCATTATGCTTAGGCAAACTCCACTGATAATGAAACTTCTGGGCGCTGACTTCCAAGAATTACGATCATCGACCCATGTTTTCGATGGTGTATATCCCGGGAATAAATCAAGGGATGAACACCATGAACATCTGATGATGACAAAGGATGTTATTAAACAGATTCCCGAGGCCATTACAGATCCGGTAATAGTGGCAAGAGATGAAAGACACAACTCTTTCGTGTTCTTTTTAGATATTAAAGATGCGAATGGTGAATCGGTAATGGTTCCTGTCAGTTTCGAACATCCGACAGAGAAAAAGCCTGTAGTCTTTAATATTGTTAAGTCTGCTTTTGGACGAGGAAGACTTCAGCTCGAATTGCAGGGGCGGAACAATGCACTGCTTTACATCAACATAAAAAAATTAAAATCCTTGTACGGAACACCCGGGGCAGATTCCCTTCGATCCGTCAAGGATTTTAACGCCGTGCTAAAGAATTACTTCTCTAACGCCGACGGTTCAAGTGTAAAGACAGAGGCCGACCTAGTCAAGCTTCGGGAACTGTTCCCTGGGTACTATCAAACAAGTATCCAAGATTCCCTGATAACGGTTCACAATATCAGCGAAGAAAACCTCAATAAGTCTTTAGACCTTGGCGGCTTTGCTGTACCTTCTCTCGGAATTACTAAGCAGAGAACGCCATATGCTGACTTCGGCGAAATCTCTCTTATTGGTACTCGAGACATGGTTGACCCAAGCAGAGGGACACCCGTCTTCTCTCAGGACGCCTACACGGCTAGATTTCCTCAGCCTGATTGGTCTAAAAGCCTCAACACTGAAAAGGCAACCCCCTTAGTTAAGGAAATCATGGAGGCTAAAAAAGAGGTCAACGAGAACGGCCCAAGCGGTTATTACTACCTTCAATATGAGGGAGACAGGGATAAAGCTATCAAGGACCTTTTGACCCATGCTTCAGGTATGTACCTTTTCATAAAGCATAAAGGTATTCCGTTCACGCCTATCAAACAACAGGCTAAAAAGCCTAGTTTTGCCGCGGGCATTGTCTCCGACTTTGTTGATAACAACGGATTAGATGTGAGCACCGTTGAAGAAGGCAGTGCGGCTCATAAGAAGATTTCTGATGGAGTTGTTGAGGCCCTTCGAGAAAAGCTCAATGAACCGACAGGATTAAAAGGCCTGAGAATGCGTGCATACGGAGACAACATTGACGCATACGAGAAAACAGGCTTTATCCCCTTCAAACTCATTGAAGAAGTCAAGAAGTACGAAGTAGAACGGAAAAAAGCCGAGGGAGGGGATGCCCCAGTTTCCAGCGGCGCAACTCAGCTAGAGCTTGAAAAACTTATAGCTCCGATGAGGGACGAATTTGAAAAATTTATCTCTGATAAAGTCAATTCCGTTTATAGCGCACCTCTTATCAAGGTTGGGAACTCATACAGGCCGATTACGCTACAAAATGTGGTTGAGGCTATGAAATCCTCCGCCGTCTCCAATAAAGAATCAACTCTTTTCTTTGGACCTGGAAAGGTTCGGGCGGCTGCTGCTCGGCGGTTTGATTCTATAGAGGACATTCAAGGAAACCGAGACCTCATTGCTGATTCTCAGACAGTAAACGGCATTAATGCCGCAGCAAATGACAAGATGTCAGATTTCAGAGATCTTGCGGCTAGAGAAAATCGAGGTGATGAGTTTTCAACCTCTGATAGAGCAATGGAGGCACTGGCTAAAGTTGCAGGTCAAAAGAGCAAACCTACTCCTGCCAGAATGAAATCCGCATTGAAGAAGTACGGCTTTGAACCGAGTGATGAAACGGTCAAATTAGGTGTGGAGATTCTCAATGATATTAAGAAGGCAATGACTGATTACTTCGAGGCGAAACCGCAGAGAGCAGTCGGAGCCGACGAGTTTAGAGGCGCAGTTGTCCCAGAAGGCACGAGCGAAGCAACAATCAGACGCCTGGAGAAGGCGGGCATTACTGTTGCTAAATATGATGCTGAGGTTGAGGGAGCCAGAGAAAGAGTTATCCGAGACCTTACAAACAGACTGAATGAAAAAACGGGAGACATCCTCTTCCAGAACGAAAAGATCGAACCGCAGTCTATAAATGTTTCTGCGACGGAAGTTTTTGCCAAGCTTGGCCTAGATCTTCCGGAAGGATTTAAGCCGACCCAAGTCACTCTGATCAGCACAAAACCAGTCACAGAAAACTCAAATATTGAAGAGTTTTCCGGAGCTGTTTTGCCGGACAACGCTCCGAAAGAACTGGTTGACGCTTTGGAAGAAAAGGGCATTCGGGTAGAGCTCAGCATTAACCGCAAGACTGTGAGGGCTAAGGCCGTCTCTCAGCTGTCCCAAAAGATTCAGGACTCTCTTGTTTACTTCCAGAACGAGACAAACGAGCGCGGCGGCTACAGTCCTAAGCAAAACACAATCCACCTGACTCCGAATGCCGACTTGTCTACCTTTGCCCATGAAATGAGCCACTGGTATCTTGAAAACCTGATGCAGCTGGCGGGAGAAACAGGTGTCTCCGGACTTATCAAACAGGACGCAGAAACCCTTCTGAAAGACTTCGGTCTCAAGTCGCTGGATGAATGGAAGAACCTCAGCATCGAAGAGAAGAGAAAGTTTCACGAACGCTTTGCCTATCAGACCGAAATCTATTTGGCCACAGGAAAGCCCCACAATCCTAAGCTGATCACTGTTTTCAAGAATCTCGGTAAATGGATCAGAGACGTTTATCGAGCATGGACTGGCGGAGTGGCGGAACAAAGAGCGGCTCAGTACAAATCTGAGTTTGGAGAGGAACTGCCCCAGCTCTCTGAGGAAGTTCAACGCGTTATGGATCGAATGCTCAATGCTGAAGCCGATCTCTATCAAGCTGAAGTTTCTGAATCTATGCGCCCGCTCTTTGATGAAAAGCCCAAAGACATGAGCGAAGAAGACTGGATCGCCATGCAGAAGGCGCATGATGAGGCGCTGGCAGATGGCGAAGCCCTGCTAAATGAAGCAAAAGCAAAGGACGAGAAGTGGTACTCGAACGCCAGAGCCAAGACTTTGCGGATGATCCAGCGCAAAGCAAAGGAAATCCGCGACAAGGTTAAAGAAGGCGTTACGGCAGAGATAGAGGTTGAGGCCGGAACCCGTGCCTATGAACTGATCAAGAAGAGCAATGAAACCTTCGGCATCAATTGGAAATTTGATCCGGAAGCGTTGACGGCCGCCAAGATCAGTTCTTCCGCAATCAAAAAGCTGAGCGCGCTCGGCCTAACGAAAAAGGGAGGAATGGCGCCGTCTGAAGTAATGGAACTCATGCGAGGTCAGGGCAATGCTTTTGCGACTGTTCAAGACATGGTTCAAGGACTTCTTGACGGAGCAAGAAAAGACGAGCGCATCGAAGAAGAAACAACTCGCAGATGCATTGAGAAGTATTCCGAAAACTTTACTCAGGCAGGCATCGATGCTCAGATTACTGAGGCTCTACAGAACGAAGCCCGGGCAAGATTTGTCGCAACAGAGTTTAAGTACTTGGCAGGAAGCCCTGCAGGAATCAGCCAGAGGATGATCAACGAGGCGGCTAAACGTTCTGCAGAATTGATGCTGGCCAACATGCCTGTTTACAACGTCAATCCCCGCAACTTTGTTGCTATGCAGGCAAGAGCCTCTAGGAAGGCTTATGAAGCATTAGCCAGCGGGGATAAGGGAAGGGCCGCCGCATACAAACGCCAGCAGTTGATGTATCTGCAAGCGGCGCTTCAGGCTTTGGATGTCGACAAGCAAGTGGATCGCTTTGAACGCATCCGGAAAAAGACCTTCTCTGCAGATAAGAAACTGGCTAAGACTTATGACCTTGATGTGCTTAATGTTCTTCGTGCTGTCTTCAACATTGAAGGACTCGGGAGAACAAAACCCGAAGATGTAGACCTTCTAGCGGTAGAGAAGAGAATCAACGCTTTTAAAGACATGGCGCCTCCCGTGTATGAGATGCTGTCCGGAGTATTCAGTCGATACAAAGGCATTAACGGGGGACAAGGCTACAGCAATCTGACTTATGGCGACTTTCAGTCTTTGGCGGAAGACGTGAGTATGCTCTTTGCTATGTCTCGTCAGTGGAAAGAAACTACTCGTGAGGCAAAAGCAGAAGCTCGGGAACAGGCGGCTAAGGAACTCATAGCTCAAATGAACACGCAGAATCTGACGTATCACTCTGTAGGACAAACAGAAGCGACTACGCCCTTCGAGAAGTTCAGACAAGACGGGCTCTTGAGCCTCGGATCTTCGCTTGTTCGTGTTGAGTCCTGGTGCAACAAAATGGATACAGGCAACCCCAACCATCCGTTCAGATCACACATCTATGATCCGATCGCACAGGCAACAGCCAAGTTCCGCAACCGCAACAGCGAACTTCAGCAAAAGCTTGCAGAACTAATTAAACCGCTGCAGAAAGATTGGCTGTCTCGGACGGACATCCATGCTCCGACTCTCAACTACACGTTCAGAACCAAGGCTGAGCTTATAGGCGCTCTTCTTCATACCGGCAATGAATCGAACAAAGAAAAACTCTTGCTCGGAGGTCGAGGAGAGGGAAATGCTTGGGCCGAGATGGTTGAAGATCAGGAAGGCAATACAAAACTGGATACGAAACGATGGGATCAATTCATTGCCCAGTGTTATGCCGACGGCACAATCACAAAAGCGGACATGGATTTCGTACAGCAGGTATGGGATCTTTTGGAGTCGACAAAGGAGGACGCTCAGAAGGCTTACAAGGATCTTTACGGGTACACCTTCAAAGAGATCGAAGCTTCTCCGATTCAAACTCCATGGGGAGAATACAGAGGCGGTTATGTTCCGGCTACAACGGATAAATACCTTGTGGCAGATAAGGCCACGTTTGATGAGATTGATCGAATTACAGAACAAGATTATCTGAGCGCGATGCCTGTATCCCAGCCTGGATTCACTAAGTCTCGAGCCTCCGGATATCACGAACCTTTGAGTTTCGATGTTGCGATTATTTCTAATCACATCTCCTCGGTTTTGAAATTCTGTTACATCGCACCAGTAGCGCAGGATGTTGGCAAACTGCTCCTTAACAAAGACTTGTCTGAGAAGTTGAATGCTCAAGATCCGACTACCTTGAGAGATATGCTTAAGCCTTGGTTAAAGCGTTCTTACTCTCAGCAGGTCAGCGATGGAAGGAGCGGTTGGGTCAGCAAGAAACTCAATGAACTCAGAGGTATTGCCGGCATTAACATTATGATGGGCCATGTCGTGAACGCTCTGCAGCAGTTCACTGGGTTCTCAATTGCGCTCACCAAGGTTTCCGGACGAAATCTTATTGACGCTGCCGGTATCTTTGCCCGTGACCCGAGAAAGGTAACAGAGCAAATTACTCAGCTTTCTCCGTTCATGATGTCTCGCCTCAATGACCGAGCGATGGAGTTCCAGTCTCAGGTCTATAAGATTTCCTCTACTCAGGACAATCGTGTTACGAAACAAAAGGGAATCTTTAATAAGACGGTTGCGGCTAAGGCTAAATATATTCAGCCTGTCCATGACTTCCTGATGAGAAAAGGATATTTCTTGCAGTCTTTATGCCAGATCCCGATTGATGCGATCACTTGGGTCGGACCTTACAACCAGGCGCTGCAGAAAGGACTAACCACTGAGGAAGCGGTACTGGATGCAGACTCGGTTATCCGTACGACTATGTCAGACTTCTCTCCGGAAAACGTTGCGAATGTTGAAACAGGAAATGCTTTGTATCGCTCTTTCCTCGTTTTCTACAACTACTTCAACATGCAGTTCAATCTTTTGAACGAGCGCTTCCACGCAGACAGCATGGAGAAGAAACTGATTAAGCGTTACGGCATGTATGCTCGTGACGCTCTCTTAGTTGTGACGATTCCATCCGTTGTTGCAAAACTCATTGAAGCGGTGGTCTTTGGAGATCCGGACACAGGCGATGATGACGAATTCGGCATGGACGATATGCTGAGAATGTTGGCCTCGGAATCCTTTAAGAATGCCGTGGCCATGGCGCCTATCGCCGGACAATTCATTAACACTGCCGGCGCCAGCTTAGCTAAAGATCAAAAAGGCGGTGCTGTTTCTGATGTAGCGCGGTTTATCTGGGGAACCGATCCTTACGTGGGCCGAATTATGACCGCTCCCGCTTACAGTCTTATTGAGGGAAGCGGCAAGGCGATTCAACAAACCGTTGAGATTCTCAACGATGAGGATGTGAATGCCCGCACCTACACCCGCAATATGCTTGACCTTCTCTCTGTAGTAACGGGTCTTCCGCTTGGCTTCCTCAAGAAACCGCTGGGCTACATGGCGGGAGTTGAAGCAGGAGACATCCAGCCCGCCGACGCTGGCGAATTCGTTCAAGGGGTTCTCTCCGGAAGAGCGAAGAAGGACTAAGAGCCCGTCCATAAACATCCTTGCTGTCAAATGAAAATTGATGGCAAGGAGATCGCTAATGTCAATTTCTCAAGAACTTCGGAGAGCCGGTCCTTATATCAGTGACGGCTCGACAAAGGCCTTCACATTCAGCTTTAAAGTGATGAAAGGGTCCGACTTGTCCATCGTTGTTGCTGACAACAAGGACACTTCGGTCTCCGAGACGCTTGCCTCAACGAACTACACGGTTACGCTCAACGATAACCAGGAAAATTCGCCCGGAGGTACAGTCACTTTAAACAATGCGCTTCCGTCCGGAAAAGCGCTGGCGATTCTTTCGAATGCGCCTTTCCTTCAAGAAAAGGTCTTTACTAATGCCGGGGGCTTCTATCCGGAAGTTCTAAATAATGCACTGGATACTCTGACTATCTACTGCCAGCAGCTGAAGGAAGCGCTTGGTCGATGCCTGATTGTTCCAAGCACATCGGAGCACACACCGCAGGAAGTACTGACAGAAGTCTTGGAGACCGCTGCAACGGCTAACGAGTACGCTCAGCAAGCAGCTCTTGTTTATCAGCAGGTTATCCAGCTCAGGGACGAATTAAACGCGCTCGTCCCGACACTCAAGGCCGCTTTGGAAAGTGAAGCCGATGACCAGATTGAGGAGATCGCGCAGTTTGCTCAGGGTCAGATCGCGGC